AAATTTCTAAATATAATTTAAATACACCTCAGTCAATTAACGAGAGTGAATCTTTAGAATATTCAAAAACCTTAGCTGATGGAAATACATATCATATCACAAAAGAAAAAAATGGATATGTTATTAAAAAAGGATTAACCGAATCAGTTAGTGAATATATTGAGCCGATGAAAAATAGAAAGTATTATTCGTCTTATTCACAAGCATTGAAACGTTTAAACCTTATTGTGAAAGAGGTAAATGTAAATGAGGGTTATAGAGGAAACTTGTCATTATTTAACGAACAAGAAAATATTGATGACAAAAAATATTTTTTAGTAAAAGGTGGTGAAACCAATGAACAAGAAGAAACTCAAATTCCACCAGCACCAGCAGCACCTGCGACACCACCAGCTGTACCAGCAACACCTGAAACTGAAATGCCTATCGAAGAACCATTACCTGCTGAAGAACCTATGACAGATGAGATGCCAATGGATGATGAAGTTCCTATGGATGGTGAGGGTGAAACTCCACAAGAGGAAGATGTTGTTACTTTCAAAAGTATTCAAAAACTTACTGGTAAATTAGCTCAAAAACTTAGAACATTTGGTACTGATGAAGATAATGATATGTCATCCCAAGATGTAAAATATGTTATTAATTCAATTTTGTCTGCTTTGGACTTAAGTAAACTTGAACCTGACGACATTGAAGAAATTACTTCAAAATTTGAAGAGGGAGAAGAAATTGAAGAACCTGAAATGAGTGATGAGGAATTACCTGAACCTGAGATGGGTGGTGAAGAATTACCTGAACCTGAAATACCAGTTGCACCAGAAGGTGAAATGGCTGAAATGTACCCAAGACACGGAAGAAGAGAAAGTTTTGAGGAACGTCAACACAAAATGAGGATGAAAGAAATGGGATATGGTGTATCTGAATCAAAAGTTGACAGAATATTACAAAAGTATTTCAATGAAACTCCAAAAAATATTAATGAAAGTAAGTTGGAAAGGTTATCCGAAAACTTTAAACAAGAATCAACTTCAAAAAGATTTTTGAACAAATACCCCTCCGCTAAACTTATTGGTAAAAACAAAAAGGGAACTTTAGTTTTTGAAATGGAAGGAGAAAAATTTGGTGTAACAACAAGTGGTAGATTGATATGAACTATTTGATATATGTTAATGAATTAGGTCCGAATTATAAAGGTGATAACATTTACGAGTTTATATTTAGTGATAATATTACTGATGTTTGGGGTGAAATGTGGGAATCAAAACCATCTAATGGTTATCCACTACCACCTGATTTAGAACATATAAAAAAAGTAGGTGTTTTAAAAAATGATAAAATTTCTCTATCAGTCATACAAAAATCAGATTATTTTTCAATGATTGATACAATAGATGATGTTGTAGCTTTAGGTTGGGAAAATGAATCTGAGTTAATTAATTTTGATTTAGTTAAAAGATTAGTTTTCAGATTTGGTGAAACTGAGGAGAATGTAAAAAATAAATTATATGAAAGGGATATAGTCCTTGAATTTGAAAAAAAATTTTCTTATGAATCTTAATAATAAAGTTGGATTTTTATTGGATAGTGGTCTCACTCCTGATTTTATTGTATCATTAAATGAAAGTACAATAAACGCATTGTATGAAAGAATGAACAAAAAAAAGGTTGAGGAACAAACAACACAACCTGTTAATGCGACCAAATCAACAAAGACAACTGACATCTACACATTGAATCCTGGTGGGTCAATGGACGTAAAAAACGCTGTAGTATCAAACAAGGATGGGAAAACTACTGTTGAAATGATGGAGGATGATAAGTTAGATGAAAAATTCGAGTCAAAAGCACAACAAGGATTATTTTGGGCTCGTTGTAACAAATGTAAAAGTGATGATTGTAAATGGTGTAAAATGGCTAAAGAATTTTCTAAGAGTACATCAAAGAAACAATATAAAAATATGCCAGAAAAAAAACATCCTGAAAAAACAGTAAAATACAAAAAGAAGGAAACTAAGGAGAATTTCACGATGGCAAACTATTTGGAAAAAATAGGTTCTGTTGCGGCATCTCAAATGGGAAAAAATGTTAATAAGTCGATGAGACCAACGTTTGAAAATTTTATGACAGAAAAGAATTTGGATAAATTGGTTAAAGAATCATTACAACCAACTATAACTAAAAAGGATTTATTAGGTTTATTAAAAAATAGAATTAACGAGGATTTCTATTTTGGTGAATCCGAAATGTTAGAAGATTTTGAATTTATGGCAGAACCTGGTGTAAAAGAACCAGCAACAAAACCTAAAACTCCAACTGAAAAACCTAAGGAAAAACCAAGAAGAAAACCATCACGTGAAACTCCATACGAAAACCCTGAAACAAGACCTCAAGGGGAAGATGAAGATTTTGATTTGGATATGATGGACTTTGAATTTATGTCTGAACCAGGTGTAAAAGAGCCCGCGACCAAACCAAAAACCCCAACAGAAAAACCAAAGGAAAAACCAAGAAGAAAACCTGAAAGAATTACACCATACGAAAATCCTGAAACAAGACCTCAAGGGGAAGAAGAATTTGATTTTGTGATGGAAAAACTTTATAATAGATTAAAAAAGAAGTAATGAAAAAAAACTGGTTATTTGAAGCACCGATTAGTGACTACTTACCTGATGATGTAAAAAACAGAATAGAACGAACAGCTAAAAATCTGTACGACAATCCTGAAAACAAAGCACCAAGTTCACAAGAATTCACATCTTTAATGTTTGGGTTACCAAATATAGAATCAAGTCACAAAAGTGATTTACAAGATTTAGCTTTAGTTACATTTTTTAATATGTACCCTCATATAAAAAATGGGGTTGATAATGGTAAAATAAAGGTAAATGCAATTTTAGGTCAAGGTAGTGGTGGTAGAAGATTATCTCAAGAAATACCTACAACAAAAATAGAAAAGGCAAAACAAGTAGATTCATCATTTGACGAAAGAATAAAACAAAGACATATACAAAATGCTTTAACACAAGGAGCTGCTTGGAGGGATGGATTTAATGCTGTTAACAATATTGAGGATGAATTAAATTCGATTGACCCAAGATTAGTTGACTTATACAAAAAGTTCGGTTCGGGGGCTTCTCGTTTTTATTGGGAAAACACGGCACAATTAGAAAGAATGGCTCAAAGTGTTACAGGGAGAGTCGCATATTGTGATGTCTATTTAGATAAAAATGGGGTTTGGATTATTGATGCTGCCGCACCAAATTTTCCTTTACTTATGCACGAATTGGTTAAAGGGGCGAGATATTATGATTCTATTTTCACATTACCTAAAAACAAAGAAGTGGGTGATACAATTATGGGTGTAGCTGATGCCCACAAACACGAAATCAAAAATATGAATTATGGTAGAGCCCTAATAGAACAATTAAGATTTTTATGGGATATGGAACTTGATGGTTATTCACATGAAATTGAACCCGATTTATTATTGATGTTGGCTCAAGAATTTGAGGGGAAACCTGATGATTACAATAAAATGATGTTAGGGGTTTTTAAAAATGACAAAGAACAAATCGATAGATTTTTAGATTTGTCACAAGAAATTATAGATGATATTAATTACGAAAAGAAAAAAGAAAAACCATTAGAAAAAATGAAGTTTGAAAAGAAGAAACCAATTGAACCAGAGGAAAAAGAAGATGATGATGACGATTTCAATCCCGATGATTGGGATACATTCGATTTTGATGATGAAGATGAAGATTAACTTACAAACCCCCATTTATAATTAAGTGGGGGTTTTTATATTTATATAAAATACAATTTATGAGTTTAACAAAAGAACAAGTAATGATAGAATATGTAAGATGTATGAAAGATACACCTTACGCATTAAGAACATACCTTGAAACATATGACAACACAGTTTCAAAATATGTCCCACTGGAGTTGTTTCCTGACCAAATATCATTATTAAATGACTACGAGGAATACAATGAAAATATTGCTTTGAAGTACAGGCAAGCAGGAGTATCAACAGTTACGGCAGCATGGATATCTAAAAGAATAGCGTTTGCTAAAAAAACAAAACCTGAAAAGATTTTGATTATCGCAAATAAACTAGATACTTCTATGGAAATGGCCAATAAAATCAGGATGTTTATTGGACAATGGCCATCTTGGGTTGGTATTGATTTTTCAAGTGATAAAAATTCACAAAAACACTATAAAACAAATAATGGTTGTGAGGTAAAAGCTGTTGCTACCTCTAAGGATGCCCTACGTGGTTTCACACCAACAATTCTTGTATTTGATGAAGCTGCGTTCATTGATGCAGATTCTGACTTCTGGGCTGCTTGTATGGCCTCACTTTCTACTGGTGGTAAAGTTATTGTGGTGTCAACACCAAATGGTTATGACCCAATTTACTATGAAATATATAATCAGGCACATAGAAATATGAATGATTTCAAAATATCTGAAATGTTTTGGTACAGAGACCCAAGATATACAAAAGATTTATTTTTAGTTAAAACTCAAGATACTATTCACTACCTTCTAAACAAAGAAGAATATCCTAAAGATGAAATTATTAGTTGGGAAACTATACCATTTGAAGAAAGAAATTTTGAGGAACTCAAGTTGATAATGGATTCAGGTTATAAACCTTGTTCTTCTTGGTTTGAAGGTATGGTTAAAAAATTGAAATATGATAAAAGAAAAGTATCACAAGAGTTAGAGTGTAACTTCCTTGGTTCAGGTGATAACGTTTTTGATTCACTATTGATGCAAAGGGTAAAAGAGAATATGATTAGAGAACCCCAAAATAAAATGATTGGTAACTCTTTATGGATTTGGAAAGAACCTGTGATGGGTCACAAATATGTGATGGGTGTGGATGTGAGTAGAGGGGATAGTGAGGACTTTAGTTCATTTCAAATTATTGACTTTGATGAAAGAGAACAAGTTGCGGAATATGTGGGTAAACTTCCACCTGATACGATGGCAGAAATATGTTATAAGTGGGGTAATATGTATAATTGTTTCATTGTAATAGATATAACAGGAGGAATGGGTGTTTCAACATCTAGAAAACTTCAAGAAATGGGTTACAAAAATTTATATGTTGATGGAATTGATTTAGCCAATAAGTGGAAATATGACCCAAAGGCTTTAGAAAAGATACCGGGTTTAAATTTCAACAACAAACGTGTACAAATTATAGCATCATTTGAGGAAGCTATGAGACATCAGTTTAAAATTTATAGTTTACGATTATTCAATGAAATGAATACATTCGTATATGTAAATGGAAGACCAGACCATCAAAAGGGTCAACACGATGATTTAATTATGTCAATTGCAATGGCAACTTATGTTGCGGAATCATCATTCAGTAGTTTAGAAAAGGTGACCGAACAAACTAAAGCTATGTTAGAATCTTGGTCTGTTACTAACAATGAAACTGCGGCTAAACAGATTGATTTCAATCCTGTGATACCTTTTGGAACTGAGAGAATTAATCAAAGAAATCAAAACGCAAGTAAGGAGGACTATATGAAATACTCTTGGTTATTCGGAGGTAGATAATATTTATAAAAAAAAGATTATGGGATTTGTAAACAGAAAAAAAAGTGGAGATAAGAAATTCAATGGGTCAAAATTGAATGTCCCAGGTCAGGGTATATCTACTACAAAAATTAGTCCTCCTGATAAAGTCCCATTCAAAAACAATAATACAAATAGTACAACTAATAATAATACATCAAATTAGGTAGAACTATTTAAAACAATAGAAATATATTTAAAATTTCTTTATGGAAAATAATCAAAATAATTTAACAGTTTGGCAAAGATTAACACAAGCATTCGGTCCTAATGCTTTACTTAATCAAGATTACCCAACTTATAGTTTCGATAGAAAGGAGTTATTAAAAACTAAATCAAAACAAGAATTTGATAAGGAATTACTCCAAGCACAACAAACTTACTACTTAGCAAATCAATGGACTAAGATTGAAAGTAACTTATACACTCAGGCTGTATATTACGAACCAACTAGATTGGCTTCGTTTTATGATTATGAATCTATGGAATATACACCCGAAATATCTGCTGCGTTAGACATTTATGGTGAGGAATCTACTACGGTTGACCAGAATGGGTATATGTTACAAATATACTCAGAATCAAAACGTATCAAGGGTATTTTAATAGATTTATTTTTGAATGTTTTAGATTTAAATACAAATCTACCAATGTGGACTAGAAATACTTGTAAGTATGGTGATAACTTTGTCTATCTTAAACTTGACCCTGAAAAAGGAGTTGTTGGTTGTATGCAATTACCAAATATCGAAATTGAACGTTTGGAAAGAGGTATGCCAGCGCAAGCAAGTAGACAAAATGTTGAAGAACCAGCCGAAAACAAAGGTCTTAGATTCAAGTGGAAAGCCAAGGATATGGAATTCAACTCTTGGGAAATTGCACACTTTAGATTATTAGGTGATGATAGAAAGTTACCATATGGTACTTCAATGTTAGAAAAGGCAAGGCGTATTTGGAAACAACTATTGTTATCTGAAGATGCGATGTTAATTTATAGAACATCACGTGCACCTGAGAGAAGGGTGTTTAAAGTATTCGTTGGTAATATGGATGATAAAGATGTTGAACCATATGTACAACGTGTTGCAAACAAGTTCAAAAGAAGTCAGGTTGTTGATTCTCAAACAGGTAATGTGGATATGAGATTTAATCAAATGGCTGTTGACCAAGATTATTTCATTCCTGTACGTGATGCCGCTGCGGCAAGTCCGATTGATACATTACCTGGTGGTCAAAACTTAGGTGAGATTGCTGATATTGAATACATCCAAAAGAAACTACTTACTGCTTTACGTGTACCTAAAGCGTTTTTAGGTTTTGAAGAACCAGTTGGTGATGGTAAAAATTTATCATTAATTGATATTCGTTTTGCAAGAACAATTAACAGAATCCAAAAATCTATGGTTGCTGAGTTAAATAAGATTGCGATTGTACATTTATTCCTTTTAGGTTTTGAAGATGAATTATCCAATTTTACTTTAAGTTTAACAAACCCATCGAGTCAAGCAGATTTATTAAAAATTGACATATGGAAAGAGAAGGTCGCATTATATAAGGAATGTGTTACATCAATTGAGGGTATTGCACCAACTTCTGTTTCATGGGCTAAGAAACACGTTATGGGATTCTCTGATGAGGAAATCAAACTTGATTTACAACAACAGAGAATTGAAAAAGCTGTAGGTGCTGAGCTTACAAATACCGCAACAATTATAACAAATACTGGTGTGTTTGATAATGTTGATAAATTATATACTCAAACAACAGGTACAACATCAGGTGGGGCACCACCACCTCCAGGAGGAGCTGAAGGGGGAACTCCACCACCAGCAGGTGGTCCTGAAGGTATGGGTGAAACATTTAACAATAGAGATAATTTAAACATATTGTTGGAAAACGAAGGGATATTTGAGGAAATGAGTTTTATTGATTTGTCCAAAGCCAAAAATTATTTGGGGGAAATGGAGAGTCAACTAAGTAAACTCCTAAAAGATTAATATTTATTAATAAAAAAAATTATGAAATTTGGTATAATTAAATCGAAAATTGATAAGATTTTGTTGGAATCATTTTCCAATAAAAATGAATTTAAATCTGAACTTAAAAATTTTCAAAATACAATTTTAGAAAATAAAAATCTTACTAAATTATTTTGGATTTATGATGAATTAAAAAATAAATCAAACATAGATAGTACGATTGTTAACGACTATGTTAATGAAACTATTAACCAATACAAAAATATTGTGAGCAAAATTAACCCAAAGAAATTGAGGAAACTTGAACTATGGGTTGAGGGTGTTGATGTTGAAAACGAATATACTGACATTGACAATTTGTTTTCTGATAGTGTTCTAACTATTGAACAAAAAATTAATAGTAGAAAGAAAATAACAGAATCCCTTAAAAGAAAGGTTAAAAAAGAAAAAGAATCAATTAATTTACCAATATCAACAATGGTTAATATAGCAAATAAAACAATCAAAAACTACGTACAACAATTAGACGAAAACACTAAGGGTAAGTTGTTGAGATTTCTTTCTTCAGATGTTACTGAAATGGAATCTAAGTACAAAGTAGTTAAAGAAAGTGTTTTAAATAAACTAAGTAACATCAAACAAAATTCAGAAGAAGAAGTAGTCACCAAAATTGATGAAACAATTTCGAAGATTACAAATGAAAAGTTTGATAAATTGAATTTATTTAGATTGGAGGAATTGGATAATAGTATCTAATCTATTTTATTTTTGATTTTTTGAACATATTTTGCTTTGTTCAATTCAGTTCTTCTTTTGACTGAATTTTTAACAAATTCCTTTCTGTTTTTTAACTCAGTCATCAATTTGGTCTTGATAACTTTACTTTTAAAAAGTTTCAAGGCCTTTTCTATTGGTGTTTTATTATCGACTTTGATTATTAGCATATGATACAAATATTTGTTAAAACAATTTATTTTTGACTATTAAGTAAATATCCCCTATTTTTATGAAAAAATAAACTGAAAATGTTACAAATTAATGAAAAAAGGGAAAACCTCAAAAATACAAGGTTTTAAAATTGCAAAAGTTGTTTATGGTACTGTAGATTCGTTTGAATTGAACTCCATTTACCTAAACATACAAACATGGGTAGAACCAAAAGAAGACGTAGAGAATTGGAATAGAGTTGTTTTGAATCTAAGTAGAAGTATCAAACATACAATTTATCACAATATAAACAAAGAATTATTCAACGAAAATTTTATTGTGGACTTAGATTTAAGGTCGAGTGGTATAAACTTAAATAAAAAATCTTTTCTCAACTTAGAAATAAACTTTTTTACAAAACAACCTTACTTAGATTTCAAATCTTCTGAAATAAAGGATTGTTTGAAAAACATCACAAAAGACGTTTTCAGAGAAAACTTTCACAATAACAAATATTTTTCATTTACCTTAACCAAAAAGGATAAAAATAACTCTTCAGAAATATAAAACTATATTTGATTTATATTTATATAGTAAAATTCAAATATGAACTTAGAAGTAATCAAACCAGGACACGTGGGTAAAGGTATATTAATCGAATATGATGCAGGTTATGTTTCTCCTTCAATGGATGAAAATGCCAAAATAATAAAAGAATCTAAAAACTTTTTAGACCACTCCAAACCATTCGAATTTTATGCTGTATTACAAAAATATAACACCCCAAATCGTAATGGAAGAGTTTATCCTGAAAGAATCTTAAAAAGAGAAGCAGAAAACTACAAAAAAATGATTGCTAAAGGTACTTCATTGTCTGAGTTAAATCACCCTGAGTCCTCCTTGATAGATTTAGATAGAGTTTCTCATATTATTACTGAAGTATGGTGGGAAGGACCTATATTGATGGGTAAACTAAAATTACTAACCTCACCAGGTTTTCACGAGAGGGGAATAGTTTCAACAAAAGGAGATATGGCTGCGAATTATCTCAGACAAGGAGTTACGTTAGGTATTTCATCTCGTGGTGTTGGTTCACTTAAAAAGGTTGGGGAACAGAATGAAGTACAAGATGACTTCGAGTTAATTTGTTTTGACTTAGTATCTTCACCATCAACACCAGGGGCTTACCTTTTTATAAATAAAGAGGATAGAGATATGTACGCTGAAAACTTAGACGAAGATAAAAAAATGGCTATAGAAAGAAATGTTGGTGAAAAAGGTAACGCTACTCTTGATTTAATGAAAAAATTGGCTAAACTTGGGTATTAGTTAAATTAAAAAAATCATTAAGATATGGAAGATGGACAAAAGTATTTTGTAGCAAAAATTGCCGAGGATTTAGTTGATGAAGAATCAGGTAAAGTAAAAAAAATAAAATTAGAAAAATTAGTTCTTGGTTACAATCCCACAGATGTTGAAGCAAAAGTAACTAAAATCTATGAGCACTATACACAAGATTGGCGTATTACCGCAATAGTCGAGAGTAAAATAGATGAAGTAATTGAATAATTTTTTTATCTAATTAAAAAATAAAGGAGGACTTTGTTCCTCCTTTTTTCATTTTATAGATTTTGGGGATATTTATAAATAAACTTTTTTGGGTTTGTTTATAACTCTACAAAAGTTTTTTTAAAGTATTAACATATTTATAGAATAAAAATACAAAAAACCAAAAATGGCTGAAGAAAAAAACATTTTAGAAGAGGCAATCATTCAAATGAAAAATTTGGAAGAAGCGGTTGCTGAGAATGCAAAAGGAATACTTGGTTCAGTAATGAGACAAGAAATCAAGGAATTAGTAAAAGAATCTCTTAACGAACAAGAAGACGAAGAAGAGGTTGATTCAGAAGAAGAAGAATCTGACATTGCTGATGTTGAATTCGATGACGAAATGGATGATGAAGACATGGAAGACGAAATGGACGATGAAGACGAAATGGATGATGAAGACATGGAAGACGAAATGGATGATGAAGACATGGAATTTGAAGACGATGAAGAAATGGAAGATGATGAAGATGTTACAATTGATTTAACAAATGAACCAATCGAAAACGTAATGAAAGTATTTTCAAGAATGAAAGATACTGACAAAATATCGGTGGTTGAAGATGGTGAAGGTAACATTGAACTATCTGATGATGAGACTAATAAAGAGTATTACATTGTACGTGAAGGGTTAGATATGGATGAAGAAATGTATGAAATGGATGAACCAATCTATGAACTCGAAATGGAAACTGACGAAGAAATGGATGACATGGATATGATGGAAATGGATGACATAGATATGATGGAAATGGATGACATGGATATGATGGAAATGGATGACATGGATATGATGGAAATGGATGAACCAATCTATGAAATCGAAATGGACGAGGAAATGGATGATTCTATGGACGAGGAAATGGATGATTTAATGGAAGCAAAGAAAGCCAGAAAACCGAAAGGAGTTGGTATTGGACACGGACCTAAATTTAACTATGGAAAGGTTATGGACTTCCCAACAAAGAAAATGAAAAAGGGTGATGAAGCACCATATACTGGTAAAGGACCGAAGTATGAATTCGACAAAAAATCACCAAGTTTACAAGGTGAATTTAAGGAGGGTAAATATGGTATGAACAAAGGCGATAAATCAAAAACTCACAAAGGTGAAGAAGATTATACCGGAAAAAAAGGTATGAAATCAAAAACTCACAAAGGTTCAGATTTTGAAAAAAGGGAAACTAAAGAAGCTTCAAGAACACTAGGTAATGGTAAATATTGGGGTAGAGAAGGTCTTCCAAAACCAAAAGCAGCACCACGTCATATCAGAAAAGAATCTATCGAATCTCAAGAAGTAAATTTACTTAGAGAAAAAAATGAGGAATACAGAAAAGCATTGAACGTTTTCAGAAATAAATTGAACGAAGTTGCTGTGTTTAATTCTAATTTAGCTTATG